TCCAGCGCCGTCGCGGTCGTCAGTCGGCGGAAGTAGACCCCCGCAGCAACGCCGCCTTCCGGGTCGGTGTCCGTGACGTAGAGACCCAGCAGGGTATCCGCGAGCACGTTATCGACCTTGAAACGCGCGTCGAACCACACCCGCTTTCCGGCCTGGAACGCCACGCTCTCGCCGTTGGTCGCGCCCAACTGGAAGCAGTTGCGGTCGTTGTCCGCCGCAGCGTTGGTCACAAGCAACTGACCGCCAACCGCGTCGGTGAGAACGCGCGTGCCAGAGCCGACTTCGGTGACGGTCCATTCAGTCGGAACGTAGGTCAGGAAGTCGGTCTCGTACTTCAGGATCGACACATCAGTGAGTGGCGACTTGAAGTTGATCGCGCTGACCGGAGCCACGGCGACGTTGTAGAACACCTTGTCCGCGCCGCTCTCAATGCGGATGACCGCGCCGCCCGTGAACGGCCCGAAAACCTGCTCTTGGTCCGCAAGCTCAGCCAGCAGGCTCCAGCTGTTGGGATAGTTGGGATATCCCGCTTGCCGGTAGACTTTGGCAAAGCCCTCGCCGCCGACTTGCACCGCGATTGATTGCGTCGCCGTCAGGGTGATATCGTCTGTCGCGTAAGGCGACACATAAAGCTGTCCCATTGGTGTGTCTCCTTATCAGCCGTTGAACAGCAACACGCCGGCCATTTCGGGCTGTTTCATGTTGACGCCGAAAAGCGTGTCGATGCGATAGCGCGTCCGCATCGTGTTGATATCGTATTGTTTTTGCATCACAAGTTCGATGCCTTGGTCTGTGCTGCCGCGCATGACGGCTGCGCCAGCGTCAGACGGCACCGCGTAGCGGCCCGGCAGAAGCTCGATGGAGTCGCGATGCCAGAAACAGTTGATCGGGCGTGTCGCCGAATTGCGGAACACGATGCCCGCCGTGGCCGACTTCGCCGTCACCACGCAGTTTTGGTACTGCGCGCTGGCGTCGTTGGCGACTTGGTTGGAGATGATCGGCGGGCTAATCGTGACCTGCGTGGAGCTATCCACGGAGATGACGCGGAAGGTTTTCAGCTGCCCGGTGTCCTGCTTGGTGATCGCATGCACCGCGTTGACGTTCGCGATGGTGAACGCATCACCTGCGCGCACGTTGGTCGTCGAGTCCAAGGTCACGCGCTGATAGCGGTTATCGACGTTCGACGTTTCGCCGGTTGAAGCAACCGTGACCGCCTTCGGGATGTAGTAGTTGCCGGCGGCGTCGAGCGTCGAGATGGTGCGGCCCGCTTCGGTGTTTGCCGTAATGCGGAGCGCGTAGTCCATTTTGTACGTGTCGAAGCCAGCGACCATGCCGACCTGGCTGCGCTCGTAAGCGCTGTCCGACTTGGCGTTGCCAAAGCTGCGGGTGACTGCCGCGAGGTTCGACGCCATGCCGTTGTAGTCGCGGGTGGACAAAGCCAGATACCGGCTGTCCATTGCCACGCCGATTTCGTTCATGATCGCGTCGCACTGGGCCACGTCGTCATACTTGCCGGCGGCGGCGTTGATTGGCACGACCAGCGTACCCTGGTTGCTTGCGACCGTGAGCACCGCGACGTTGATGTCGCTCGCAAGCTTCTGCTTGGCGCTGTCGCCAAGACGGCCCTCTTGCAGCGCGTCGCGCAGCTCGGTGGCGGTCATGATCCACGGGACCGACTTCTGGTAGCCGATCGTCGCGGGAACCGACAATTGCGTCTGGTCCTTGAAGTTGCTCGTCATGTCCGTCCCATTGTAGGACGTGACGATGTACGGCATAGGGCGCCAGATCACATTGTTCGTGCGCTCCATCATGGTCTGGTCGGTCTGATAGATCGACACATTGCGCGAGAGCACGAGCGCGTCGTTGAAACCCTCAAGGAGGGATTCGAACGCGACCCGCTCTTCTTTCGAGAAGGCGTTGGCCATTTCTTACTTCCCTTTCTGTTTCAGTTGCTTGCGGTAGGCCACGACTTTGCTGTAATCGCCCGTCCGCTCAGCTTCCGCCCTCAGGCGGTCTAGGTTGCTATCGACCGTGCCGGACTTAGGCGCAGTGCCAGTGACAGTCCGCTCGGGTTGGGTTGTGGGTTTCCGGTTCGTGACCTTCAATTCTGCCTCCAGCTTGGCGGCTCGCCATGCGAACACGACCGGGTCCTGAATGCTCGCCAGCTCCTGGGCGCGCTTGGGGTTCTTGCCCAGTGCGTAGACCAAGAGAGCCGGGTTATCGGCGCCAGCCAGGATCATGCCCTGCTGGGTGACCGACAATGTATCCGCGACCAGCGCTTCGGCATCCTCGAAATCGCGCACCTTGAGCGAGCTTCGCTTCTCGGTGTAGCCGTTTAGCTTGCCCTGCCACTGCTCGGCCTGCGCCTTCTCGGCGGCTTCGCGTGCGGCGAGGTCAGCTTCGTGCTGACGCTTCTTCTCGTACCATTGTGCAAGGTCGCGCTCATACCGCTCGGTATCATAGTCGGCGCTCTCAAGGGTCGGCTTAGGTCCAGGCGCTGGCTTGGTCTCAGCCGCCGGCTGTCCGCCCTGCACGAGCCTCTCAAGCTCGCGGATGCGCCGCTTGTCTTCGCGGCTCTGGCGTCGAAGTTCCTTCACCCACTCAGGAGCGCGCTGCTGCTCCGGTTCGGGCTCTGGATCGCCGCCAATCGTGACGACAACTTCGTCTTCCTCAACCGGAGGCGTCTCGCTCTCTTCGGTCGGAGCCTCAACCATCTCGGTCTCGGGCTCAGGAAGCTCTAGCGCTTCGTCGTCTGTATCAGCCATTACACTACCTCTCGGGCGATTGCAACGGCTGCCCGGCCTGCCGTATTTTGTCGACGGCGTTTAGAACGCTGTCGCGTTGTTTGATGTCGATGCCCGCGAGCGTGTCTGCGGTCTTGGCCCGCGCTTCCTCGCTGCGCGCGAGCGCCAGTTCCGTATCTGCCTGGGCCTTCTGGGCTTTGGCCTGCGCCTCGGCAGCGAGCGACTGCGCGAGGACGGTGTTTGCGTCGGGCTGGCTCTGCAGTTGCTGCAGTTCCGCCTGCAGTTCTGCGGCTTCTTTCTCGGTCGGCTCGACCACGCCCATGCGGAGCAGCTTCTTCCTGAAGTACTTCCGCGCCTCGGTCATGCCCTCGCCTTCGAGGTTCATGAGCACCATCGAAGACAGGACTTGCAGCGTCTCGGGGTCTTGCGTCAGCGTCATCATTCCGGTCAACGCGCGCACGGTCGCAGCGCGGCGACTGGTCGACGTCGGGCCAATGCTGACCGTCACGTCGAACTTCGCGCGGCTCAGGTCATTCTCCAGCGTCACCGCGCCGGCCTCGTCAAGGATCGGGCGCGCAAGCTCGACACTGCCGACGTCGCCGGCCTCAGTCAGCGCCTTCATCCTGCGGCCAGGCTCGACGTAGATGTCGCGCGCCATTGATAGCCACACCTCGCCAGCGCGCTTCACGGCTTTGCTCATGTTCGACATGTAGATGTAGCTCTGCATGTCCAGCCGGTTCTGGATCAGCTCCACCGCCTTTCCGCTCATGCCCTGCTGCACTTCTTCCGCAGCCTCGGCAGCACCCAGAAGCTCCTTCATGTCGGCATCTGTCAGTTGCAGGAGCGCCGCCATTGCGGGCGGGATCGCAGGCGGTTTGGTGTAGCCAAGCGGTCCCTGCGGCTGCTCCGCGCCGTCGGCGTTCGTGATGGGGTTGACCAACAAATACGGGTAATTACTGACGTTGTCGGTGCGCCAGTATTCCTGCAGACCCGCAACCTGCTCGGGAGTGAAGATCGGCTTTTCGACCGCCGTCAGCGCGCTGATCTCGCCCAGCTTGGACAATTGCATGTTCTTCAAGCGCTGCGCGTCTTTGGCGAGGCGCACATGGCCCATGCAGCGCTCGACGTTGTCGATAAACCAGCGCTTGCCGTAGACCGGGATCACCGGGATCTGGTTGCCGGGCAGCAGGCCCATGTCCTCAAGGATGCGACCGCCTGACATCAGCCACTTGTGGACCTTGCGCCGCTTGATCCGCCGCTCGCGCACAAGCGTGTGGCCGGTGGCGAGAAGCATTGTCTCAAGCTCTAAATCGTCTTCGAAATCGCGCTCCGGGTGGCGCACCTCCTCGCCGTCAAGGCTGCGGTAAATCCGCAATCGCTCCCCAACTTCCTCAACCTTGTAGTATTCCGCGACGTAAACGACGTCCGGCGTTGCCCAGTCGAACGCGGTTTGTTTCAAGTCCTCGGGCCAGCTGGTCGGGTCATCGTCAAAGCGCTCCTTGTAAGCGTCCGGCGTCATGCTGGTCATGACGAAGCACTGCGTGGCGTCTGCTTTGTCCTGGCGCTTGGCATCAAGGTCGAAGAAGACCGACGTGTCTGCATCGTAGATCGGCTCGATCCTTACACGCTGACGCTCGTTCTCCTCGTCCTCTTCGTCTTCATCTGTCGCGCGCAGGCGGAACGCTCCGAAGCCGCCGCCGACGGCTTCTTCAAAAGCGTTGTCATAGGCCTCCTCCGCGCTGCTGTCCTGTTCGTCGGCCCTGAACAGCTTGTCGCAGGTGTCGGCCAAGCTCTCATCCGTCGCGCCGTCCTTTGGCATGAAGTCCACGGTGATCCTGTTATTCCTGTACTCGTTGATGATCCGCATCACCGACAAATGGACCTTGTTGACCTCGAATTTCGGTTTGTTTTCGTACTGCTCTTGCAACGACCCTTCCCACTGCGCGCCGCAGATTGAATAGAACCGTCGATCCTGCACGCACTGCTGGCGCTCGTCTCTGAGCGCCGCTTGAATATCGTCAAACGTCCGCAGCGCCTCTGCGTGTATCTGCGCCTCGCGCTCGGATTTGGACAGGCGGGCCATGTTTACCTCAATGCCATGGGCATATATGTGCCGACCAGCTCGACCGGCGGGCGTTCCCTCACAGCCGTGGCCCTGCGAACGCCCTCGCACGCATAACGCAGCGCGTCAATGACATGGTTATCCTTGTCGGCAAGGACCGGCAGGACTTGGCCGGTCTTGTCATCGACCTTGTAGGAATAGAGCGTCAGCTCATCGATGGTTCTGACGCAGCGCGGATGGACGACGATATCGAATGACTTGAGCCATTCAACGCCCTCTTCCAGGCTCTTCGGCCCCTTTACTGCCGGCTGGATCTTTGGGAAGCCGTTTTTCCGCATATGGCTGATGGTTTCCGGCCTGGCGCTGTCTGCGACCATTGGCCAGCGCTCGGCGTCTGGGATCGTCATGAACAGGCTCGGCGTGTCCACGATCTCGCAGCCGACCTGATAAGCCTCGTAATCGATATAGAGCTTGCGCCCTATGATATGGCAGCGAATGCCGACTGTTGGATCGCTCGCGAAGCCCCAGTCCGCGCCAAGGCGGTGAATTGCGTCTGCCGGCGCTTCAAAGTCATCAATCTCCCAATTGTGGAAGACCCGCGCCTCGCTGTTTCTGACGTACTCGCCCAGCCAGATATGCGCGTACTTATCCGGGTCGCGCTCGCGGTCATAGATCATCTCATCGCGCAACACCTCGGGAAACCACGGGTTATCGGCGAAGTTCACCTCATGCACGATTGCGTCAGGCGGTGGCCGGTCGCCGCGCAGCAGCGTTTCGATGGGATCATTCTCGAAGCGCGGGTTCCAGCTGAAAAGCAACTCGCTGCCAGGCTTGCGGATCGTCGGGCGCAGCAGATCAAGGGAGCGCTGGCTGGCAACCTGCGCTTCCTCAAACCACGCAATATCAAAGCCCTCAAGCGACTTGATGCTTTCCGCAGTGTGGTTGGCCAGACCCTCAAAAATGATCAGCGAGCCGTTCTTGCCAAGAATGCGATCGTGCTGGATCTCGAAATGCGCGCCAAGGCCAAGCGCCTCGATCTTGCTTTCAATCAGCTTCTTGACCGATTGCTTTAGGCTGCGCTGGATCTCGCGCAGGCAGACCACGTCAGTGCGTGAGCTGGCGCAGCGGATGACGATGTACTGCGCAAATGCGTGCGACTTGCCAGAACCGCGCCCGCCAAACGCGCCCTTATACCTGCTTGGTTTCAGGAACGGCAGGAACCAGCGTGGTGTCTCAGGCTTTAGGGTCGATGACATGCCATTCGACCCGTATTGGCGCACCGTTTACGCCAGACACTTCAAGGCGGTCCGTCTCGCGCCATCCTGCCTGTGTCTTGAGAAAGAAGATCGCGCTGGCCGTGTCGCCGCCGCGAGCCTTAGCGATCAGGCCTTCGGCCACATCGCGGATGGCTTTTGCCCTGCCTCTTTTATACGCCTCAGAAATATCTGGCTCACGCTCCATCATGGCGCGAAAGGTATTGCCTGCGAGGCCGAAGTAATCGGCCATCTGCTCTTGCGACAAAACGGACGCAAGCCGTTCAACCTGCGCCCGTTCTTCTTTCGAGAGCGTCTTAGGCTTTCTGCCTGCCATCAACGTTTACTCTTCGCACCGCTACACTTCCACCGTTTCCGACTCAAGTTCAGTGGGCTATTCGGATCCGCCGCCGCCTTCGCGCTCCGCTTCTTCTGGCCAAGACTACGAGCACAATAAGCATCGCCCTTGGCAGTCCCAGGCTTTACGCGCGGCCCGCCGCCCTTCGCCTGCCCCGCCTGACCATAGCTGACGCGCTTGCCGGTCGCTGTGACCTTAACGCGCGCCTTTCCTTTGGCAGGCTTGGCAGCCATCTCACTTCTTCTTCTTCGCCGTCTTGGCGCTGGCTCGGAAGGCTTTCGCAGTCGGCGCGCCCTTGCTTCCAGGCTTCCGCATGCTCTCGCCGGATCCGGCTTTGATCCGCTTTTTCTTGGCGGCAATGTTTGCGTAAAGGCCTTTACTGGGCATCGTTAAGCCACCCCTGCATCTCAGCGCTCACCGCATC